CCCGAATGGACATCGCCGCCACTCAGGCGCCTGTATTTCAATGGCCAGCCTGAGCCGAACGGCCTGCGCCAGCGTATGATTGACGCATGTAAGGGGCTGCCTGCCGAGATCAAGACGAATCAATTCTGGGGCGCGGTGGTGCCGCCGCAGCACGAGATTGCGGCAAGTTACATTCAGGGCATGCTTGATAACGCGTTTTGCCTGTGTCCAGGTGGTGCGGGCCACCATACGGCACGGCTGTATGAGGCGTGCGCGTTTGGCCGTGTGCCGATTGTGATTGCGGACTCGCCGATATTGGCCGAAGATGACGAGCCGTTGGACTTTATCTATCAGGTATCAACTAGGGCGACGGATTGGGAGATGCATAACGAGTTTGAGCGCATATTGCACATTGAGCCGACTAGTGATTCACGCAATGCGCGGCAGTATTTTGTCAATGTGGTGCAGAAATTCTTTCGTGACCCGACGGGCTATTTTCTGAAATGGGCAGAGCGGCATGGCTGACGTTATCCTCATCAATCCAGGCGAGCCGCATAAAGTCTTTCAAGGCTTGACGGGCGCAGGCTTAACGGCCATCGAGCCGCCTATCCACTGCCGCCTGATCGCGTCATATCTGCGCCGTAAAAACATCAGTGTGATGATATTGGACGCCGAGGCGATGGGCTATGACGCCGAGACTGTGGCTAGGCTAGCAAGCCACCTCCAACCGAAGCTCGTATGCGTGATAGTGCACGGTACACAGCCATCGGCCAGCACGCAGAAAATGCCAGCGGCTGCGGCCACGGTTAAAGCGCTTAAGGCTGTCATGCCAGATATGCCTATAATGCTGATAGGCGGTCATCCAGCGGCATTGCCTTATCAAAGTTTGCGTGAAACGGGTGCGGATTATGTTTGTACGGGCGAAGGGCCGATTAGCGTGTTTGATATGGTGTGCAAGCTGAAAGGTTTGGCAGGTACGGTGCGCGGCGTGGTGCCGAGTGAATCACCGCAACACGCTCCTAACGTCCAAGACCTCGACCACGACATGCCCGGCGATTGCTGGGATTTGCTGCCGATGGCCCGCTATCGCTCCTACGCGCACCACGCCTGGACGAATAACTTCGAGCGCACGCCATACGCATCGATCTACACGTCACTCGGCTGCCCGTTTGCGTGCTCATTTTGCATGATTAATTCGCCATTTAGCGAAGGCAACAAGCTAGCGACTAGGCGTGACGGCGTGAATATGTATCGCATGTGGTCGGCGCCGTCCGTCATGCGTGAGCTAGACATACTGGTGGAGACTTATGGCGTTACCAATATACGAATTAATGATGAGATGTTCGTGCTGCAACCGCACCATGTGGAATCCATTTGCGACGGGATTAGAGAGCGTTACGGTGACAGGCTCAACCTGTGGTGTTACGGCCGTGTTGATCAGACCAAAGACAGATTCCTGGATAAAATGCGGCAAGCCGGATTCAAGTGGCTGTGTCTGGGAATTGAATCCGTGTCCGATGAGGTACGCGACGGTGTAGACAAGGGCGACTATGGTCGTGACGATATTATCGACACCGTGAATCGCATTAAGCAGCACGGCATAAATATCATTGCCAATTATATGTTTGGCCTGCCTAACGACACACTAGAATCCATGAATGACACGCTGCAGCTTGCGCTCGAATTAAAGACAGAATACGTGAATATGTATTGCACCGTGGCCTTCCCTGGTAGCCAACTCTGGAATGACAAAATCAAGCAAGGCTGGACACCACCGAAAGACTGGCTGGCCTGGTCGTTTCACAGTTACGAGCACGAGCCGTTAGGGACCAAGTACCTGCTGCCAGAAGAAGTACTGGCGTTTAGGGATTATGCATTCAAGCGGTATTTTAGTGACGAGTCGTATCGCGCCTATGTGTTAGGCAAGTTTGGGCCGCGGGCAATCATGGAGATTGGCTTTATGCTCGGCCACGATTTGAAGAGGCGGTTGTTGGAGAATACTATTACTAGTGCAAACGTGATATGAGTGGCGCAAATGGGGTTTCAGCCAGGCTCGACTTATATCTGCGACAAGTGCGGTTTCAAGCGCCAATGGTATAGGCATACGCCGAGCGTGCCCGATGGCTGGGTGATGCTTGGCGATCAGATATACTGCGATAATCACACATTAGCTCTTACCGTAGACGGCGAAGTAGTACAGCGTAAGCCGCCGCCTCCAGCTCCCCCGCCGCCAGTATGGGATCCCAACATATGAGAAAAGACATACCGCTTACCGCCATTATGCAGTCTTGGGGTATCAAGCGTGGATACGTCGAGCGGTATAGCTACAACGATCAATTGGGAGTCGAGACGATTGAAATCGTGATGGATAGAAAGCGCAGGTGGGCTACCGATGTGGATTGTACCAGAGATGATGGTGTCAGTTGGCTCAATGCTTTAGTGCGACGGACCCAGGATTTAGTATTTATTGGATTGGTAGACAAAAAGATAACTAGCAAGGATTTAGATAAACCGTTGGTTGAAGTTTACAAGGCGGTAAAGCCCAAGCAGGTAAGTATGCGGGAAATCAAGGCTAAGGGATTAATATAGCGGCGATGGACGGGTTTGAAAAACAAGTTGTCAACAAGGGCGGTAATCCAGCATGGATTAAGGGCGGACAGTCACCTAACCCTGCTGGACGTCCGCGTAAAGAATTCTCGGTACGCACATGGCTCAAGGATATAGGTGAGAATAAGACTAAGGGGCTGGAGCCGAAAGAGCGCAAGTGGCTGATACAAATGGTTGGCTACAGTGCAGGGTGGACTAACGAGCGCACGCTGGCGGGCATGATATGGGCACGGGCGCTACGCGGCGAGCCTGAGTATGTGAAGTTAGCCTTGGAGTATACCTGCGGCCGTCCTGTGTCCATGAATGACATGCCGCAAGTCATTGTCAATCAGCAAACCGTGGTGCAGCAAAACGAGCCGACAAACTACGAGCAGGTTGTGACGGCATTCAAGGCGATGGTAGCAGCGGGCATCGTGCCTGCCGAGATGTTTCAGCAATACGCAGTGACGCAGGGTAATGGGCATGTGGTTGAGGACGATGACGAATGAGTTGGCAAATATTACAGGCTGATGTCACTAATCCGCTACCGCTCAAGGACAACAGCGTTCAGTGCGTGGTGACGAGCCCGCCGTACTGGGGGCTGAGGGATTACGGTACGGCGTCATGGTCGGGCGGCGATGAAACTCACGCGCACGACCGCGTTGCCCATCGTAATGGGCGCGGTGGATCAGGTGCACCCGGCAAGCAAACTGAGAACGCTTTCCCAAGGGATTTACCAGCGGCTGTTTGTTCATGCGGCGCAACGCGCATCGACCGCCAGTTGGGATTGGAAAAATCGCCTGAAGAATACGTCGAGCGCATGGTGGCGGTATTTCGGGAAGTGAAGCGTGTGCTGCGCGACGATGGTACGGTGTGGTGCAACCTAGGCGATTCAATGGCGACACATCATTTTACCCGACAAGGAAAACCGCGTAATGTCACGCAGCCACATAACGGCTTCGTCGGTACTAAATTAGAAAGCCGCAAATCTCACATTGGCAATACGGTGGTACAGCAATCATTTGAAAATTGGAGCCTCAAGCCCAAGGATCTCGTTGGCATCCCCTGGCGCGTTGCCTTCGCCCTGCAAGCCGATGGATGGTATCTGCGCAGCGATATTATCTGGTCAAAGCCCAATCCCATGCCGGAGAGCGTGACGGACAGGCCCACCAAGGCGCACGAATACATTTTCCTGCTCACTAAAAATGAAAGATATTACTTCGATCAGGATGCGGTACGGGAGCCGCATGCTAGGTTGTGGGACGAAAATAATGGCGGCACGATGGCAAATATAAATCACGCAGAATCAGAAGCCCGCCGAATACATCAAGGTAATAACCATCGTGGTCCTTATCCGTTACCGAATGAAGCAGGCAGAAATATTAGAACCGTCTGGGAAATAGCCACGCAGCCCTATCCCGAAGCGCACTTTGCCACATTTCCCGAGGCCATAGCCGAGCGCTGCATCAAGGCGGGCACGAGCGAGAAGGGCGCGTGTAGCGTGTGCGGTGCGCCGTGGGAGAGGGTGACGGAGCGTCAACAGACAACATATGACGGCCGGCGTTCTACTACGCCGTTTAATCCTAACGGGTCGGCACATGGGAATTATTCAGACATGCAAAGAAATATTGCATATCAATCCACGACCCTCGGCTGGCAGCCCACATGCACGCACGACGCGCCAATAACGCCCTGCATAGTGCTCGACCCATTCTCCGGCGCGGGCACCACGGCGCTAGTAGCGGATAAGCTGGGGCGGTTTGGTATTGGGCTAGAACTTAAAATCGAGTATTGCCAGATGGCTTACAAACGCTGCTATGACGATGCGCCGCTATTAGCATGGGCCGACTGATGACTCTGACCGCTGAGCAAATAAATGGTGGGATTTTAGATGCTGCGATTAAAAACCAGCACATCGCTCCACGAAATACATTGTTTCAGTTTTGGAAGCCGGACGGCGGGCGCGATGGTATTTTCTGGACCGTAACGCAATGTTTCGGCAAAGAGTTAGGACACATGAGAGTGGCTTATAACGGTATGCGTGCATATGAGGCGTGTCGGTGTACGGGTGATTTCAAGGGTGTAGGGTTGATTTTTGGTGAGGTCAATAAAGAGGGCTCGGTTAAGGATGGTAAGATTTTGACGTTATCAGATGACTTGGAAGCGCAGGTATCCTGTCATTTTTGCGAGTCAGGCAAGCATAACATTGCTGATCTATTGCAGTATTTGAGTTGTGCGCATGGGTTTGACCGCTGAGCAAATAGACTGGGCCGCAGTAAGCCGCGACTTTGCTGCACGCTTCAAGAGCGCAGAGGATGCCAAGAAGGCGGTGCTAGAGCCATGGCTGCCGCTCATCCCGCCGACGTGCATATTGACGGCAGATGGCCAACTGAAGCCGCGGTTGAATAAGTACATCAAGATGACGCCGTTTCCTAAGCAGGAAGAGTTTCTAAAGCTCGATTGTAAGGAAGCCTTCTATGGCGGGGCAGGATTCGGGGGCAAAAGCTGGGCGCTGCTCGCGGCTGCGTTACAGTTTGCTGACCAGCCGAATTACAACGCGCTTATCATTCGGCGCACATTCAAGGAGTTAAATAAGCCTGAAGCCATACTGGACCTTGCACATAAGTGGCTGAGCGATACCGACGCCAAGTGGAAAGATGAAAAGAATCGCTATGAGTTTCCCAGTGGTGCCACGGTGACGTTTGGTTTTATGGATACTGATAGAGACAAATATCAGTATACGGGCGTCAACTGGACATACGTAGCGTTTGATGAGGTTACTCAGTTCAAAAAGCAGCAATATGAATTCCCGTTTGGTTGGCTACGTAAAAGCGAAGGCAATCCGCTACCGCTCCGTGTGCGCTCGGCATCAAACCCAATAGGCGAAGGACGGCTGTGGACCAAAGAGCATTTCGTTGATCCGTACCGTCGTGGCGATCCTAACGCGCCAGTATTTATTCCCGCCAGCATCCGCGACAATCCCACCGCTAATGTTGCAGAGTATGAATCCAGCCTGAGCCACCTTGACCCGATACTGCGTGCGCAAGTGATGAATGGCGACTGGGAGGCACAGGCGGCGGGTAAGTTTATGCGCCATTGGTTTAAGATTGCGCAGGTGCTGCCCGTCCAAGGCGTGCGATTCGTACGGTATTGGGATTGTGCCGCAACGGAGCCGAAAGAAGGTAACGACCCTGACTATACCGTGGGTGCGCTTGTGGGCCAGTATGGCAGGGAGTATTTCATAGCCGACATTCAGCGCCAAAGAATCAGCCCGCATAAAGTCGATCAACTCATTATGCAGACGGCGCAGACTGACCGACAGAATTACGGTAATGTGGCTATCCGCATGGAGCAAGAACCGGGTTCGCCTATTTGGGAAGAAGAGGAAGTTTTAATGGCGGACGGCTCAATCAAGCCGTTAAAAGAAATTCGCGTTAATGATTCTATCATTGATGGGTACGGTCAGAGGCGAATTGTCTCCAAAGTGCATGAACAGGGCGAATTAACTGTTGTCACCATTAAGACAGAAAGTGGTCGCTCGGTGACGGCAGCATTGGAGCATCCATTTCTTACGCCAACCGGCTGGATCAAAGCGGGATTGTTAAAAGTCGGACAGAGTCTTGGATTAACGTCACGGCCAGAAATTCAGGGTGTATCATCTCGTATCGCCGAGGAGTTTCGCTTAGCTGGATATTTTGTTGGCGACGGATGCTGCACTTATGTAGCTGACGGCTCATCTATTCACGCGATGATTACCTGCTCAGATATGATTCTTAAAGAAGACATAAATCATTGTGCTGAAGTGCTTGGGTTTAAAACAAGATGGGCTGGCTCACAACATTGGCATTGCAAGTTATCAGGTGGAGTGCGTGATTGGTTGCGCAATGTAGACTTAGCTGGCAAGCGCACAGAAACAAAGGTCGTCCCGCAATGGGTGTTCAATGCGCCGAATGATTTAGTAGCGCATTTTTTAGGAGCATATTTCGCTACCGATGGCTCAATTTATTATGGCAATGGGCTGAGCATTGAGTTTTATGGGACAAGCTATGCATTGCTTCACGGTGTCCGTCATTTGTTGTTGAGATTTGGGATTCCATCTGTGATTCGAGAGCGGGTTTATCGAGACAAACAATTTAGAGAACGTCGTCAGACGATGTACCGCTTAGAAATACGAAAGAGCAATGATGGGCAGGCTCGATTCTGCGAACAAATCCCTGTTTACGGCAAGAAGGCTGGATTGCTATTGGATCATGCACAAACTAGGGAGCGATTTTTTGAGAATCATATAGCCGATCCGATCATTGAAATCGTTAAACAGGGAGAAACGCTTCCGTGTCGATGTTTAACGGTGGACGGTGGCCATAGTTTTACCGTTAAAGATTTTGCTGTCCATAACAGCGGCGTTAAGGTGATTGCGGACTATACGTCATTTCTCGCCGGCTACGATTTCAAGGGTGATAAGGTGACAGGGCCGAAAGAGATCAGAGCCAACGCACTAGCGTCACAGGCGGAAGCGGGCAATGTCCATATGCTCGCTGCGCACTGGAATAAAGACGCGCTGGATGAGTTTCAGTTATTTCCAGGCGGCGGCCATGACGACATCGTAGACGCCTGCACGGGCGCCTTCAACGAGCTGACTGGCGTGCCGCCAATAAACACTAAGGCCATATTCATGGTAGGCGAGCGGCTACGGCCGGATTGGTAATCAGGTGGATTTATTCTTTGCTCGCAGCTTAGTCATTTTACGCATGGTTTATTTAGAAGGTCACGGTCTGGACGAAGTGGGGCAGCAATTCGGCGTAACAAGCGAACGCATACGGCAACTAGCACAAAAGATGCTCTATCGGTTTCGTGACCGTAATGAATTGGCCAAATACTTTAATGGCAGCGAGTTTGAAATAATCGAGCGCGAGGTCGTTAGGCAAGCATATGAGATGCTAAATGCGTGTGCACCTAAGCGTTATAAAGATGTGCAGTTGAAACGGCACACCGAAGCACGGCAGTGGCTTGTGAGTAGAGGATTGCCATGCTGACCCGATCCTGTTTTTCATTTCGCTTTATTGAATCCGCGCTGGACTATATTGACCGCACGATGCCCGACGAGAACGGCAATATCTACGGCGTGGACAAGCAGGTGGCAAAATTCATGTTTTCACAAGAGGCGGATGAGTATATCATGCTATGCGGCAGTGAGGATGCGTTCATGCAAAGGCAGGAGAAGTGGATGTGAAAGGCGGAGCGGCCAAAGTGTCCTATGAGACGGCCTGTATTTAATCGGCGCTTATCGTTCGCCCGGCCCCTGTCTCCCGCTGACCGCTCCGCCTTGGGTTCGCAACCCTAATTTATACTTATACACAACCCAAAAGTCACGTTTCAATAGGTAAATAGCCGCAAATGGCAAAAAGAGCTAAACCAAAGCCTAAAGTAATAGCAAAATCAGGCCAAAAACGGCAAAAATCGCCGCCTGTGCCAGCCACGTACCAGTCAACACAGCCTGCGGTGCCCAAGGCGGGCGTGGTATCGAGCGCGGGGAGTTACTTCGGCGTGTCGGTGCTCGGCGGCATGCGCAACAGTTTCACGCCCACGCCGTACAATCCCGATGAGCTGGCCAACCGCAAGGGCATCCGCATATATCGCAAAATGTACCTTGAAGATGAGCAGGTCAAAGCCGCGCTCAACGCCAAGAAATATGCGGTGCTAAGCACGGGCTATGAGATACGCAAGCCTGAGTTGCCTGACCAGGAGACTGACAAGGCGGTGGATGAATATACCGACTTTGCCGAATTCAACCTTAATGAGATGAAGGGTAGTTTCGAATCGAAGCTATTAGACATCATGACGGCTATGGTCTACGGCTACTCGGTCACGGAGCAAGTCTATTGGAAGATAGACTATGGCCCGTTTGAGGGTATGTGGGGCGTTAAGGATCTAAAGACGCGTCCGCCTGACGACATTGAATTCGAGATGGATAGCGCAGGCGACCTGACCCAAAACGGCGTCTGGCAAAACATGGTTAAGATGCCGGCCTGGAAGTTTATCATCTACAGTCATAACGGCACATTTGGCAATTATTACGGCGAATCAGACTTAAGGGCCGCATACCGCGCCTACTGGTGCAAGGATAACGTGATGCGCATGCTGCCGATTGCATTAGAGCGCTACGCCGAGCCGATAGCCACAGCCACATACAAAGGCATAATTGACGACGATCAGCGCTACGACCTGGAGCAATTCTTGAAAAACTTGCAAACGCGTAGCGGCATCATCCTGCCCGAAGCCATAGTGCTGCAGCTATTACAACCGCCACAGCGTGCGGGCGAAGCCTTCATGCCCGCGCTGGACTATTATGACCAGCTCATACGCGTGGCCATAATGATGCCTGGATTGATGGGTTTAAGCGGCGAGCAACAGACGGGTAGTTTCGCGCGTGCGGTAAAGGAGTTTGACGCGTTTCTGTGGATCTTGAATCAACTGCGGCGTGATATAGAGACCGTCATCAACGAGCAGCTAGTCAAGCCGCTACTCGATTTCAATTATGACATTGAGCACGGCATGTACCCGCTGTTTAAATTCAAGGAAGTCACAGAAGAGGCACGCCAGCGCCAATTCGAGTTATTCTTGATGGGCCTATCGGCCGGCGCGCTCACCAAGGGCCCAGAGGACGAGGGCAAGCTGCGCGATTTGATTAATTTCGAGCCGCTACCGCAAGAGATTACCGACCAGCAGGCAGAGATAGACCAGGCCAACATGGACAACGAGTTAGAGATGGCCAAGGCTGGCGGGCCAATGGCACTCGGACAGCCCACGGCTAATGGTAATGGTGCAGGGCCACAGGTGCCCAAGGCTAGCGGCAATGGCAACGGCAATCAGCCGCCTAAGCCCACGGCGGATAAGCAATCATTTAGTGCGGAGCAAGAGGCGCAGTTGATAGAGTACGTGGAGAGTTTGCGTGGCTAAACCGAAACGGCTTGTGTCGCAGATTGTGCAAGTCACGCCGCAGCACAAGACAAAGATGCGTGCGGAATATTGGCCGTCACGCGAAGTGTGGTCCACTTACAAAATAAAGGGCAAGACGTATACATCGCCGTATTCGGGTACGGTGTTTCAAGTGGCACCGCATGATTTAGTTCCGCCAATTTGGCATACCGACCGCGTAAAACTCACGATTACCGTGGATAAGGGCAAACCGATCATCATTGAAGGCACGGCATTGGAAGTAAAAGAGAAAATAGAAAAGCATGGGTGGTAGCGTGATGCGCAGAATAATAACCATTAACCCGGAGGATTTTATGGCACAACACCCCGACGAGAGGAAGAAGAAGATGAGGAGAAAGAAGAAAGGCGAGAGAAGCCTTCGTCCAAGAGCGATAAGAAGAGCAGCGGCAAGAAAAGCGGCAAAGGTGATTGGGACTTCGACGACGATTAAACCGTGAACCCGTATGACATGGATGACCAGCAGGACACGGTAAGGCAGGGGCGCAGTGGCAAAAACAGGCTAATCATTTTCAGGCTGTTATAGTCTCGGCTCAGGCGGTACTGGACGACCCGGCCAGCACGGACGAGGAGAAGGCCGACGCCACGCAGACAATCGCCGACATGACGGCCAATCTGCAGCGGCTAAGCGATAAGCACAACGTGACGCCCACGGCGTGACATGCTGGTTATTTGTCACACGTGCAAGTGTTTTGTGCGTGTGACATTTGACCCTGACGATTATTGGTCTGGTGTGACGTTTGGCGTATTTCCCGCCTATCACGGATTTGATGAAGGACATGATAGGGTATGGCTGAGAGATGATGATGAGCAGGCGATAGCAGGCTATCGGGAAATCATACCGCAAGAAGAATTCAGTAAACGTGCAGACTGACAGCAATCAATTTCTAAGCCGCCTGATTCAGCTTAGCCAGTTGCGCCTTGAGCGGGAGCGTCCACTGCGTGCGGTGCCGAAGAAGCCTGAGCGCTTCGCCTACGCCACCGCGGCCAAGGGCTACGGCTACCGCATGGCGCTGATGGGCTTTGACTTCACGAACCTAGAAGAGAAGCGGCGCAAGTTTCAGTGGTGGCTGGAGCAACAGGGCGTGGATGCACAGACGGCTTACAGCGAGGCCATGCGGCTTGAGCACAGCTGGGAGTTTGCGGCGCACAATCAAGGCAAGGCGTACATGGACGCCCTCGACCCGTGGCTAGGCGCGCTGGACATGACGCCGGGCAGCGTGGGGCTGAGGTTGTATGACAAGTACCGCGAAGTTAAGGGCTATGCGTTTTGCCCGACGGGCGAGGGTGGTGGCATAGACAATTCATGCTCACCAACGGGCGAGCCGGGCAAAGGTAAAGAAGGCGAAGATTATCGCGGGTTACATACCGCGCCAATGCGCGATAGTGGCTCGCCGCTGCACGATTTAGCCAACACATATCCTGAAGATATTTATGGGCCAAAGGCCGCTGAATATTACGGCCACTACGGCGGCGGTAATCCGATGGATAGACAATCCATTGCGATTATCCAGAGCATGCATGGCAAGCCTAACGCCACGGTAGCCATTTATCGCGCCGTGCCGAAAAATCTAACCAATGAAGAATTGATAACGGACTACGAAAAGCAAAAGGCGTATATCCTGAAGCATGGCAAGGTGCCGCCAGGCGTGCAGCAAGTCGGTAAGAATAGCAGCGCACACTACGATTTTATCTCTAAAGAAATGGACAGGCTCAAGGCATTGCCGATACAGGAGAAACAGAAAATAGCTATCAATCCTGGCGATTGGGTGACGATCAATAGGGAGTACGCCAAGGAGCATGGAGATTCGCAGTTTGATGGCAAGTATAGAATCTTGATGAAGCGCGTTAGTGCGCGTGACATATTTACAAACGGCGATTCAATCCATGAATGGGGCTATGACCCGCAGCCACGAATCAAAGCACCGCCGCGGCATTCTAAACAACAATTCTCCGCCGCCGAATCCCGCACCGACTTCCAGCAAATCAAGGACATCTACAACAAGGACGCCGTGCGCCTGAGCATAGCGCTGCGTACCTACATCACGGCGGCGCGCGATGCGCTCACGCAACTCGTAGAAAGACAGGCGCAGCAAGGGCCGCTCAGCGCCGAGTTTGCGCAATCGGTACGCGTCAATACGGGCCACGAGTTTCAGAATGCCGTGGAGGCGTACTTGATGGACGTGTGGCGGCGTAACCGTGACGCGGCCATAGCCGAGTTGCCAGAAAAATTGCGTGTCAAGTTGCAGGGCATGAAGCGGTATTCATTTCCTGACCATGAAGGCAGGCCAGGGCAAGTTGGTGGGAGTCAGCCAAGGGGCGAAGGTGGCAGTAGCAGCAAGCCATATCTCACAGGCTGGCATGGTACGTTAGCGAGTCGCTTACCCGATATTATTAAGGAAGGCGTAGTTACCGGCAAATTCAAGAATTGGGAAGGCTACACAAGAATTGGCGAATTAGAGCATGAGGTTTTCATCGCACAAAATCCAGCAACAGCGTATAAGTTTGGCGAGTTGGCCGCGCAAGTTAAGGGTGAGCCTGAATTTGCTATTGTTGAAGTCCATATCCCTAAATCAGAAACTATTGCAAATGATAAACGTACCCCTGGGAGTTGGACTGTTGCGCAAATTAAACCTGAATGGTTGGTGAAAGCGCAAGTCTATAGTAGGCGCGAAGGTGATTTCATGAAACTCGCGTCTACGACTGACATGCTAAAACCCATAAGAGAGATTAAGATTCACGAGCAAATTGACGATTACATTGTAGTTTATTTGCCATTGCCTGTGGCCAAACTTGAAAACCTAAAATCCTACGCCGTCGCCTTCCGTCCCGACATAGCGGGCAACTATTTTCACAACCGCGCATTGCTTATCAAGGGCATTGTTGATGACGAGCTAACCCGCGACGCCAAGTTTTCAATCTTTGAAACGCTCAAGGGCGGGCGCACCATGAATGAGGCGATGGGCGATTTGCGCTCAATATTCGAGCCGTGGATTGGCGACCCGACCAAGATTGAGCCGTCGGGCATAAGCCAGACCGAAGCCGACGTGCTGAAACCTTACCGATTAGAAAACATCATACGCACAGAGAGCACCACGGCCATAGCACAGGGGCGCGCGGCGGTAGCTGATGCCGCAGCCGATTTCGTTGTGGGCTTCGAGCATTCGAGCATACTGGATGACCGCACGACCGAGGTGTGCCAGTTAGCCGATGGTATTACATTCAAGAAAGATGACCCAAGGGCCATTAAGTTGACGCCGCCATTGCATTTTAATTGCCGTAGCATCGACACTTTCGTCACCTCTGATGACGATGTGGAGTGGACAAGCGAAGAGGATTTGGACGCCGTTGTCAGGCTTATCCAGCCAGAGTTTAAATGAATGACGGCGGGTGACTTTTATTTCTGGTTCGACAAGCACAGGATAGAAATTATCAACTCAAACAAGGAGATGTATATGGCACCAAAAACAGATCAACTAAACAAGATGATTGCCAAGGCGGAGGAGCAGATTCTGCACTGTCAGGAGCAGCTGGCCGCCGACCCGCCGCCAGACGAGGCGACTGCCGCGGCATTGATGACCACGATAGACGACATGCTGGCCAAGATTGAGCGGCTGCAAGGGCAGCAGGCGCGGCTTGATGCGATCAAGAAAGCGAAGAAGTAGCGGCGGCTTTCTCGGTATAGGAGCAGGTATCGCCAAGAGCGACCAGCGCAAGCAGTTGGAGAAAGAGTTGGCCGCGCTAAACAAGCAGGTCGCCGACTTGAGCGCAAAGCTAGCAGGTTTGGCACGGCGCAAGAGCCAGTTAGAAATGATGTTGGCGCGAATCGAATAGAAATATGGGCCGTGAAAAACATCCATTCAGTCCATATAAGGCGGCGGCTAAAGCAGAAGCGAAGAATGCTCACTATCGGCTTCTAATGCGGGATATTGACATCGCAATACGCTATTTAGAGTTGCGCCGCGCCCTTCCCTCTATGCGTAAACAAGACGTCCTGAATAAGATTGCCGATGAATTCAATGTGTGTGCAATGACCGTCCATAACAAGGTTAGTTTTTGGGTCAACGAACGGCGCCCATTAGAGTGGCGCAAACAGATCGGATTATCGTAATGGCTAAAGCACCATCATTCGGACGGCGCGTCAGCAAGGACGAGCGCGACAAGGGCTTTCTGATGAGGCGCCTGTTACCATCGCCGGCCAAGGTCGTGCTGCCTACGAGCAAGACGTGGAAGATTGCGGCTAGGAATCTGGACCAGGGCAATGAAGGAATTTGTGTCGGTGCGGGCTGGGCCAATTTCTTAAGATGCGCGCCAATTCAGACCACGGCCACGATTCAGACGGCGGAGCAGATTTATGATAAGGCCATATTGCTGGACGAATGGCCAGATAACGATACCGACGTGGATCGCCAGTTAGGTACGTCTGTGCGTGCTGGTGCCGAGGCTGTCATGGGCATGGGCCGGCTGAAATCCTATGTCTGGGCGTTCACGTTGCAGCCTGCCGTAGAGTGGGTGCTGACTATGGGTCCAACGGTAATTGGTGTGACTTGGTACTCGTCCATGACGTATCCCGATAAAGAAGGCATCATTTCAATCACGCCACGTGCGCGGGTAGTCGGTGGGCACTGCTTGTTATGGCGCGGCGCGGATACCAAGCGTGCCTTGGCCAAACTCAGCAATTCTTGGTCCGATAGCTGGGGATTGAGCGGCGAGTGCTACATAGGATTTAAGGACTTGGAGCGGCTTATATTGGAAGATGGCGAAGTCGCGGCTGCCGTCGAAAAGAAACTCACAGCGCTCCCGCTGATAAACGGTGCCAAATCCTAAGAACAAGTCATTGCAGAAATCGTACTGGATAGCCTATTTATTGTGGCGTATTTATCGTGGCCGATTCATTGAGCCTGACCCTGAGGATTACGGTTATAAATGCCTAGTGAAATAGACCCGATATTTCCGCGCCGCTGGATACCGCCATTCTTGCGCAACCAATTCGCGCAGGAAGAAGTGGTGCATACGCGCGTGTGGGTATGCGGGTTCTATAACGACAGGCAATTAGACGGCGGTGTGTTTCGGTATCATGCGGAGCGTGAGGGCGAGGATTACACGGTGAGATTTAGCGGCGGTACTGTCTATCTTTACCAAGGAGAATAGCATGGAGATTAGCCTAGTCGGTATCTTGGTTTTCTTGATATTGATCGGTCTCATATTATACGTGCTGAATCTTTTGCCGATTGACGCGAGGATTAAGAATATTTGCTACATCGTAGTGGTTGTGTTTGTGCTTTTGTGGCTGCTGCAGATGATCGGCGGGTTTGGTCCAGTGATAAGACTCCGCTAGATGCTCAACGTGCGCCTAGACTACGAGACGCAGGCCAAGGCGGGGCCGTCCGTACTTGAGCAATGCGTCAATATCGAGCGCCAATTCAGGCGTGCGCTCACATCGTGCGGCACGGATAGCAATTGCCGCCAGCAGATATTCACCAAGCCGTCTGATGGCTATGTGATTGTCAAAGTGGTGAGCACCATTAAGATCGAGACGGCATAGGGATCAACCATGAAACGACTTCTATTCGTGCTAGCCTTCATCATGTGGGCGAGTGTGGCATCGGCGCAGAAGGTCTGCACGCCAGTGACGCAGGGTGTCTCACAGAACTGCGTGGTGACACTCAGCTGGACGGCAGGCGTACCTAGTACGAACATTGTGGCCGCCACGGGCTTTCAGGTGAGGCGCAGCGACGCGAGCGGGACCAAAATTGTGATCGGCACGGTCAATGCGCCCACTGTCACGATGCAGAACACATTTACCGATGCGGGCAATGTGAATCATTGTTGGGACATAATTGGTACGGCGGGCGGCGCTGCCTCAAGTACGCCGTCAGTGCAGCAGTGCTGGACCTCGCCTGCACTGGCACCGCCCCAGGTTGCCGTACCACAAGGACTCACGTTGGCGGCCATCTCATCGTCAAGCATACGGGTTACTTACGACGACACACCTGACGAAACGGGTTTTGAGTTGTGGGGCCGTACTGCTAGAGGCAATCAGAAATATGCACTCGTGGCATCCTTGCCAGCGGACACGGTGACGTATGACTGGATAAATCGCAAAAGATATACCGCGTACTGCATAGAGGTGCGGGCCAAGATCGGCACGTTTAACGGCGGGTTTAGCGACTCACGCTGTACGACGACATCAAAATGAGTTGCCTATTAGTAAAATGTCTAGGTTGTGGGCAAATCATAGATCAGACGTGCAATCCAAATCACAGGTGTAAAGTGAGATCAGCCGACGAAATAGCCTATGAGATAACCGCCGTGTATTACGACGATGACAAGGTGGCGGATATGGTGAGGCGGGCACGGGAAGAGATGAAACAGGCATGTATTAACACCGCAGAATTGTGGCTGGCCAATGAGATAGCCGATAAACTGCGCGCCATACCAAACCGATGAGCTACGACGACGGGCGGCTGAAGGCGGCAATCGAGGAGAGTTACCGCACGCAATTGTCGATCATCTGCAAAGAATATTATGACGATTGCCTTGGCTCGCCGAGTCCAAACTGGGATGCGGGCGCGCTAAGGCGCTTCAACGCGCAGGTGAATAAGCTGGACATGGCGCGAAACGAGTTGCTCAGGCAGCGCTACGGCGGGAAGAGCGAAGATGGCGAAATTCGTTGATTTTCCTATAGTCTACGGCAAGTTGGGCAATCATCCTGGCTTTCTCACCACCGACGCCGCGCTAAAACTCTACACAATAGCCATGCAATGCCGGCAGGGCGCGACATTCTTGGACAACTGGCCCGAAGGCGGCCGCAGCACAGTTTTGCTGGCCACGGTCGCGCGCAATCTGGACGGCAAGGTTAAAGTGATTTGCCGCTGGGATACCGCGCCACAAAATGCCGCCTTATATTTCGAGCGTGCCTATAAGACGCACAAGCTAGCCGACGTGGCGCAGGTCTACGATTATGGCACGGACAAAAACGGCATAGGCGCCTATGACTTGGCTGTGGTGCGCGGTGACGTGCTGCCGCTGGTGAATGGTGACTTGAACGCGGCTGAGAAAATATTTGTGTATGCGGTGCGGGATCAGGTGAATGTGGATGATTTTGTCACGCGCGAAAGCGGGCAGGGGTGGGCGCTTTTGGAGCGGAGATAGAAAGTGCTTGCAAAACGCATTGCTAAGGCGTAACAATCACATAACTTAAAACGACCCGATTACATCCTGGCCGCCTTAGCGGGCGCGATCAGTCGAAAGCAAGGGCGATGTGAGATTTTAATTCTCCGTCGCCCTTTTGTTTTATGTAATGCCTGAAGAAACACCAACCATAGACATCAACGGACTTGAAATCTTTGCTGCGGGCACATTCAACAATGATGTTTACAGCGAAGCCGACCTTGACGCTATGGTGTCTGCTTTTGATCAGGTGGGGTTCAAGCCAACGGTCAAGGCAGGCCATGCGGACGGGCAGGAGTTAGCCGACCAGGCACGCAAGGTATTCGGTGCACCAGCACTAGGCTACGCCACCAAGATTTACCGTAGCGGCAAGAAACTCTTAGCCGATCTGACCAAGGTGCCAAGGCGATTTGCTGACCTGATTAAGAAGGGCGCTTATAGCCGCGTATCGTCAGAAATATACTGGAACTACGCCGACGCCGGCACGAAATATCCGCGCGTGCTCAAGTCCATTGCCTTTCTCGGCGCCGACATTCCCGCACTCACCAATCTTAAAGAAATAGAATTGCTGTATTCTCGATCTGAAGGCGGCGCGTATTTGCGCTACGACGAAAACAACAATGAGATACGCCTTGCCCAGTTGGAGATAGAGCCGAAGCCAGCGACTCTACCTCCAACTGTCTCCCGCACCGATGATGAGGTGTTTAGTTGGGATAGGAGCAAGCGTCTCGTTTTTCATAATCATCCCAAAGACGAACTGTGGCTGACGCACGCCGAGATGAGCGAGGTTTGCGAGTCGTGCGCCAAAAGGATGGAGTTTGCCAACCTTAGCGAAGTCAAGGTCGGGTTTTACGACAAGGCGGGCGAGTTTCATTTCGCCATGAACATGCCTGAGAACACCATCAAGGGCATGTGCGACAAGTTTGGCGAGGCGAGTGGGTTTCGCACCCGCTGCATGGGCCACATGGAAGGCAAGGGTGTCGATCCAGGTGCGTTCTGTAATGCCCTCAAGATCGAGTGTCACGGGTCATCTACCGCGGAGTCAGCTAATAAACAAAAATCGAAATCTTATAGCCCCAAGGGAGGCAGTATGGCCGACAAGAATATCACTGTGAGTCAGGAAGAGCTTGACGAGCTTATCAAGCAACGCGTGGACGCCATGACGGCGGAAAAAGAGAAAGAGTACGAGTACCGCGTCATCAAGGCGCGCGAAGAGGGTAAGCTTGAAAAGGAAAAAGAGGCCGAAGCCTTGCGGGCCGAAGTGAGAAAGCTGGCACTGGAGAAACGCAGCGAGCAGATCCAGAACTGGCTTTCAAATATGAAAGAGGCGGGCAAGATCAGCCCGGCCGAAGAGGGTCGCGTGCGGGCGCTGCGCGAGTGGATACCCGACGAGGCCGATAAGGTGAAAGTGTACGAGAGCGGCAGCGGTAAGGTGCGTGAGTCAGAGGACTCGCCGGCTAAAATCTTCGAGTCGCTATTTGAAAGTCGCAACTCGATATTCAAGACATTCAGCAAGGGCGGCGAAGATCCAGAGTCACGCGAGGAGCCGCTGGACGATCCAGGCGCGGAGTTGGACCGCCTTGCCAAGAAATATCAGGAAGAGCAGTCCGCCAACGGCAAGACGATTTCTTACAGCGATGCATTCAGGCAGACACAGCGCAAAAATCCCGTATTGGCGCAAAAGTACAACACGACACGGAATTAAACCGCCGTTAAACTTATAACAGGAGGCTACTATGGCTGTAGTCAGAGGACCAAGAGACGGTATTAGCTGCGTGGCCAGCGGCGATTTATCCGGCCTGCAGTTCAAGTTTGTTGCGAAGTCACCCGATGGCATACACGTTTACCTACCTGCCAGCGGCGGACAGGCTGAAGGCGTGTTGCAGAATAAGCCCAAGCACACCGAGCATGCGGCTGTTGTCAACCAAGGCAACACCAAGCTTTACATTTCGTCATCGCTGGGTGCGGGCACCGAGATCGCGGCTGGCTCTGGCGGATGGGGCATTACGGCGACCAATAGTGGGCAGTGGAAGTATGGCTATCTGGTGACGGGCGCGGATAGCGGACTAATTGCCGAAGCGTTTATTAACCCGTATCGCGCGGGCGGAGCTTAATTAGCGAATTAGCTAAACGGAGGAATCCAATGGACGGAATACTACCAAGCAACGTATCTCGCGGCGATGCCAGAGCGTATGCGGGTGCTACGGGCCGTGATTTACATATCGACGTCCCGCTGAGCAACATCTCAATCAACTACGAGCCGCAAGGACTAATCGCACCGCTCATTTATCCAGTGGTAAACGTGGATAAAGAGACGGGCGTTTACTACGTCTGGTCTAAAGCGGAAAATATGAGGGTGCATAACGCTGTCCGTGCACGCGGCATGGAGGCGAACCGAATCGCAATGGATGTGTCGAGTGACACATACTCGATTCGCAATTACGCCCTCGCAATGGACATACCCTACGAAGACCTGGAAAACGCCGACGCATCCTTGAATATCCGTGAATCGGCAACCCGGCGCGTAGTGAGCGGACTCAATCTAGCGTGGGAAGACCGTGAAGCGGTAACGCTCACGACCACCACGAATATGACGTCGAGCACCGCACTATCCGCCACATGGGGTGACGCCGACAACTCAACGCCTGTCGATGATATTTACACAGGCGTGAATGCTATCAGACGCGCATCGGGCTACATGCCCAATGTGGTGATTTTCTCGCATCCGTCATGGATCAACTTCATGAAGCACCCTGACGTGATCGACTTCATTCGCGGCAAGGGTGACAACGTGGGCGGCGGCGGCGTGACTGAATCGCAGGTGGCCAATGTATTCGGCTTTGACCGCATCCTAGTTGGGCGCGGACAAAAGACCACAACGGCTGAAGGCGCGGGCACTGCTACATATGCCGACATCTGGAGCACGAGCTGCGTCATGCTGTATGTCAACCCGACACCTGGTTTGCTTGAGCCATCGCACGGCTACACTTTTAGATGGACCCCAGCAGGATTCCCTGGCGCACTGGCCGCGGAGCGATACGACAACCGCAGGCCGAAAACCGAATCCGTTGAAGTCCATATGTTTCAGGACGAAAAGACGGTCGGTCCTGACTTGGGTTATCTGATCGTAGGTTGTGCTTGATATGAAGTGGGTCTACGCGAAAGAAATCAAGACTGAGCGCTTTCACGTCATGCCGGGCGAGCCGTTATTGGACCGCCACTCATCTAGCCTTGGGCGCAAGTACGCCAAGTCGAAGTACGGCAATGACTGCATGGCGCAGGTTGATTTCCGCGACCCTGATTCATTTCTTAAAGTCATTGGCGTCCACAATACCAGTGACATGAAGCAAGCCTACGGCAAGTTGAAACTTCTATGTGATGAGCAGGCCAAGCGCATAGGCGAGTTAGAGGACATGGTACGCAGGCTTGACCGCGATGTGCGCAAGGCGGGCGGAACGCCGTCTGTCTCGCTAAGGCAGGAGAAAAAAGATGCGTAGAAAAGAGCGATTTCTAAGCACACGGGCTGGGCGCCTGGTTGGCCTTGCGGGCATGGCCGGCGTTGCTACCGTCGGCTCAGGCACGACAACCGTGTCAGTCGGCGCGGCATCGGTTAAAAGTGGCAGCGTGGTTATCTTAACGCCGCAAATGTATGCGAGCACGTTAACCGATAGCGTTAAGGGTGTAATGGTTTCGAGTATACGCGCTGGCGGTTTCAACATTTCGATGGCTGGCTCGGTAGCACCAGCAGCCAATTTGCCGGTTGGCTGGGTAGTCGTCTCGCGCCCATAAGGACACAATGTGGCCCGCGCACGCCGTAGAACCTTACTCAATAACACCGCAGTCTCGGTGGTGGGCAGCGATGGTGTAGTCCTCGGTGTCTTTCCCGTAGCAGGTTATTCCCGCCTTACAGGTTTTGTCTCAGTCATTGGCAGTGCGACGCTAAGAGTGCGCACGGGCGCAACGTCTGGTGTCTATGCGGTTTCGTCTACAAGTGCGATCAGTTCAGGCGGCAACAATTTTGATTCATTGTTATTCGGCCCGGTTGTGGAGGTAGCACTCACGCCGTGCTCAAGCCAAGGCGCAGCCACGGCCGTATTGATAGGTGACACTGCGCCGCGGGGTTTCTAAGTGTGTTTGCAGAAAAAAACAGAGAGAAGTGTTTGTGAGATACAACCTAGACATTACGCTTTGCTGCCTTGGCATGCCGATGTCGGGCCGCACTATATCCAGCGGGGAGGCAATCGGCGGTAGCGAAACCGCTGCACTCCAAGCCGCCCGCGAATTGGCCCGCCTGGGCCATAACGTCAATCTATTCTGTAATACCGAAGCCGAGCACGAAGTAGACGACGTGGTATTCAAGCCGATGGGCTGGGTGCCAGGGCCGGCAGGCCAGCAGGCACAATTTCCTAAAGGCTTTTTTGATTACGCGCGCGCTACGCCTTGCGACGTTATGTTGATTCAGCGCCAGCCCATGCTGTTTCAATTCGACTACCCGTCCAAATGCAACATTCTCTGGCAGCACGATTTGGCCACTAAGACAGGCCCTAGCCAATTTGGCGGTGTGGCGTGGAATATCGACCGCATCTTTTTATTGTCGCAATTCATGAAGCGCCAGTACCAGCAGGTACACGGTGGCCCTGACTCACTTTACCATTTAACGCGCAACGGCATTGACTTGGACTTGATTGACAGTGTGCCAGAGCAGCCGAGGGACCGCTTTAAACTGCTATACACCGCGCGGCCTGAGCGAGGGCTGGACATACTTTTAACGCAGGTATGGCCTGAGATCCTCAAGCGCGAGCCGCGCGCCCGCCTCTACGTGTCGCGTTATTCGGACCCGACCACACTACCGCTATATGAGGAATTGAATGCTGTCGCCGCACAGTACGGCAACACGATTGTCAATCTTGGCAACTTAGGCAAAAAGGATTTGTATCGCCACTACAAACAATCGCGGTTGTTTCTGTATAGCAGCGTCTTCGAAGAAATATCGCACATATCGTCAATGGAGTTGGCCGGCTGCGGCACGGTAATGATTGGGCCGTGGAAGGCAGCATGCCCTGAAACGTGCGCGGGCGCTCATGTACTGATACGCGATGACGGATCACTCGGCGCTGTAGGTGACCCGATAGATCCTGGCTTCAAGCCTGTCACACCGCAATTCGTGAAAGCATTTGTGGACCAAACAATTGACTTGATGCACAACGATCAGCGTTGGGAGGCGCTAAGCAAACAGGCGCGCAATCGTGCAGAGCAATGGCAGTGGCGGCCTGTGGCCGAAGAGTGGACGGATTTGTTTCACGATATTATCGGCAAGAAGTCCAGCGACACCAAGCGCATGATGAAGCACTTTATCTTTAACAGCGACGTGGTGGCCGCGCAGAAGTATGCCGAGAAACATAACGACCCAGTGCTGAATAAGGCAGTGGACAAATACTGCGACCGATTCATGCCGTTCATGCGGATAAAGGACGCTGACGAGCAGCATCAGGCCATTGTGCGTTTCTACGAAGAGCGTTCAGGCGGTGAAGCGGCTGATTACCGTACGGCATTCTGGGCCGATACCGAGCCACGGCTAAAGGCGGCGCTGGAGTTTATTGACCAGCATCCAGATATTAAAAGCATACTGGACTTCGGCTGCGCGCATGGGGGATACGTCCGTTCTCTGTCCAATCACTTACCTGCTGCTACCGTGGTTGGTTTGGACGTATCTCCCAGTTTGATTCGCTGCTGCAATGAGTTGAAGGCATCGCACATGCCCGACGGCTCGCCTGCATTTCTGCACCCTGAGAATGTGGAGTTTGTGGTAGGCGATGAGGATGCGCCGATTGCCAACTATAAGGGTGAAGTGCAGCAATTCGATGCCGTAGTGTGCATGGAATTGCTTGAGCATTTGCCTAACAGCGAAGAAGTCATTGCCAAACTGGAGCGCCACTGTAAGCCGGGCGGCTGGATGATTCTAACCGTGCCTGTCGGGCATAACGAGCGCAGCGAATTTGTCATGAAGGGCATTCCGCCCGTGCATGTGCGCGCGTTCGATATGCACGACTTGCGCGACATTCTGGGGCATCGCAAGGACTTTGAAATCACGACTATCTCGGATTGCCGCGAGCTTGAATTGGACCGCACGTTTTACGGCTGGCACATGGTGATGTATCGGAACGACGGGCAGCAGGTAGGGCAGATTGATTGGGAGCGCAAGTTTTTCTTACAGGCGCCGCGCGAGACGTTGGCCGTTTGCTATATCGCCAATAACGTAGAGGACGTGCTGCACCGTAGCATGCGGAGCATCCACAAGATTGCCGACCAAATTGTAGTATTGGACAACGGGCCGTCAACTGACCGCACCGTGGATGTGGCGGCCGAGTACACCGAGGATGTGCGCGCGGGCACTAGTCCATTTTTCTGTTATGCACATCTAGGGCAACATTCGCCCGATCAGATTATACCGGGTACATGCGACATGGCGGGATTCGAGACGCCGCGCAATGAGTCAATCGAGAATACCTGGGCCGATTGGATTCTGTGGATTGATAGCGACGAGCAATTGCTCGAATGGCGCAATCTGTGGAAGTACCTGCGTCCTAACATGATGCTCGGCTACGCGGTGAGACAGCATCATATTGCCGTCGATCCAGCGGGGATACTGAAAGAGGACATACCCGTGCGGCTCTTTAGAAACCGCGCAGGCATTTCGTTCTATGGCAAGGTGCATGAGCACGCTGAGCTAGGCATCAACAAAGGCGTCGGCATCGGTTGCATGCTGATACCCGATATTCATATTCACCACGACGGATACTTAACCGAGACAATCCGCCGTGCCCGCTTCTGGCGCAACTTCAAGCTGCTTGAATGCGACAGGCTCGCATATCCCGACCGCACGCTCGGCATATTCCTTTATGAGATACGTGACAACATGCATCTGGCCAAATATGCGCTTGAGCAAAACGGCCAACGTGTGACGCCAGAGGTGCGCAAGCACTTGACTATAGTCGTAGAGACATTTCGCAAGTTTTTCATGTCGGACGATTATCCATTCTTAACGCAGGACGCGCTTAACTATTATAGCGAGGCGCTGGCGTTTCTGGGCATCGGCTTAGAGGTGTGCTGCTCGCTCGATGTGCGGCCGCAAGGCGCACAGCTAAACGGCACGCAGAGATTTCGGGCGACCGATGAGGCCGAGGCGAACAGACTGATAAGCAAGTTATTGAAGGCGAAGTTTCAGCCGTTTGAGGGACCGTACGTGGCATGAGATGGCCACAATCTACACGATTAAAAAGAGATTAAGCATGGACCCAGGAGAAAGCAAAGCCGCAGTAGAAATCAAGATGAGAGTCTACCGTGCCAAAACCGGCCGCTGGTACGACGTTAACGATAAAGGAGAAATAATTTATGGCAACCGTCTTTTGCGATTGTGGCACCGCGTGGCTCACGCAGCTGATGAATGCGACGATAACTGTCACCACGTTCTTCATAGGCTGGGGCAGCGGCGCAGGAACCGCGGCTAAAGCCGATACCACGCTATTCACTGAAGCCGGCTCGCGCCAGTTAGCGGCCAACAGCATCACCGCATTCAATACGCGCCAGTGGGTGGCGACCAATACCTGCGGCCCTAGCGGCCCTAACAGCGTGACCAATGCGGGGCTGTACCACAACAACAGCGGCACGCTGCTGATTAAGGGAGATTTTTCGACCATCGCACTTCAGAATGCGGATCGCATAGAATTTACAATAACCCTCACGTCCACATGAGCGGGATTGTTTTTGTGCGACATGAAACGTCTTAGCCTAGTATGCTTTATTTTACTGGCCATACTTTGTCCACGGTTTGTTATTGCCGCAGGCCCACCTGACGTCGGTTACTATCAGCGCCCAGACTGCACCACACTAAACGGCGTCGCCTACGGGACGACGTGTCTAAACACCGGGAGCGGCGGCACGCTGCTCCAGGGTGCTTATTATGTCTGGAGCGGCACGGCATGGATCGGGCCGTATCCGTCCTTCACCGAAGACGCGACCAACCTAAACTTCAACAAGCCACCAATCTTCGGCAACTGCGCTACGAATTGCCTGACCGAAGATTTCTCCGCAGTTACCGGCGCCAAGACTCTCTATTACCCCAACCACACAGGATACGTACCCACGTCGCCCAACGCGCGTAAGGTGGTGCAGGTGGAGTTGGTGGATGCCACCACCGACGTCACCACGGGCAACGGCAAGGCCTATTTTCGGGTGCCTTCAAACCTTGCGGGTATGAACCTCGTGGCCGTGAAAAGCAACGTCGTAACGGCGGGCACTACAGGCTTGACCTCAGTGCAGATTACGCGCTGTGCGGCGGCAACGTCGGGCAACATCTGCAGCGGCACCACGGCGTCCATGTTAACGACCGTAGTGAGCATCGACAGCGGCGAGAATAGCAGCAGCGATGCGGCTTCGGCGGTAGCGATTGACACGAGCAATGACGACGTGGCCGATGGGCAGATTTTGCGCTTTGACGTGACGGCCGTGCAGACTACGGCCAGCAAGGGGCTGGTCGTGAGCCTGGAGTTCGAGTTGCCATGAGGCGATTGATTCTAGTCATAGCGTTTCTATTTGCTGTGTGCTCAGCGGTTTGGGCGGCGGTTTTGCTGGATGATTTTAACCGCGCCAGTTTGGGCAGCAACTGGAGCGTTGGCTACAGTAGCGACTGCGCTATTGCCAGCAGCACGGTGCTTGAAGCCACTACACTAGACGCCGTTTGCTTCGTGACCTGGAACCAGTCCACGTACAGCGGCAACCAGGAGGCGAGTATAGACATTGTGGCGCTCACTGACGGCACAAATAAGGCTGCCGCAGCGGTCGTGCTCAGCGCCGGTGCCCCACCCACTGAGACGTTTTACTACTGCCGCGGGCGAACCGATAACTCCAGCATCTGGAAATACGCGAGCGGAAGCCCCACGCGGCTCGTGGACGGAAGTGACGTGTTCGCCGCCGGCGATGTTCTCACTTGCACCTACAACGCCACGACACATGTGATCGAGCTGTTAAAGAACGGCAGCACTTCGCTCGCCACTTACGACGACAGCGCCAGTCCGCTCTCAGGGAACCGCATAGGCATCAGCTGCTACGCGAACGATGATTTGAACTATTGCAAAGCCGACAACTTTCAAACCGCATCGGCAGCGGGTGTGGTACGTAAGAGGGTTGTGACCATTGACTAAGATTAAGCTGCTACTGTTGATTTTAGTTCTCTTGATTACTGTACGGGCACAAGCGGCTACGTACTGGGTATCGCCAAGCGGAAACGATGGCAATCAGCACTGCGTGAATAGCGCAAGTCAACCGAGTAGCGCTAATACGAGCCGCACCATTGCGCAGGGCGTGGGTTGTCTTTCCGCGGGTGATACGCTGATTCTGACTAATGGGAGTTACGCTTCGCCTGGATATATTACATGGGTTAGCGGTAGCGCGGGCGGATATACGACCATTCGGGCACAGAACAATAAAGGCGCAACAATCACGGGCGATCTGTACGTGTTCGGCCCCGACCACCACGTCATCTTTGATGGTTTGGTGGTAACGCCGGGGCTGGTGGATATTGTTGATGGCGCGAATCATATCGAGTTTAACAACGGAGAAATTTCCGGTTCCAGCATATCGTGTGTTTATAGCGGCAGGCCGGAAGCGACGTTAGGAACAAACAATGCCAACGCTTTGCGGGGTAACTATATCCACGACTGCGGAGCGGCAGGTGACGACCACGGCATTTACTGGAGTTCGCCGGACGGGATTATCGAGGATAACGAATTTTCACAGGCAAGCAAGCCGACAGACAGTGCAGGCTACTGCATTCAAATTCAGTACGGCAATGCAACCGGGAACATCATTAGAAACAATCGGGTGCACAACTGCGGCGGTATCGTTCTAAGTGCATATGCTGATGGCCTGGGTAGAGTCGCGCAACAAAGCTACGTTTATAACAACCTGGTTTATGACACTACAGGTGGCATCGCTATCAGCTATGCGGGTAGCAACAGCAACAACAATGTCGTGGTTCAGAATACGATCTACAACAACGGCCAGGGCATTTTAATTCAATCGAGCACTGGCGCAGTCATAAAGAACAACATTTCATACAACAATAGCGGTCAGGATTTTGTCGTTTCGAGCGGTCCATCCTATACGGCATCTAATAATCTGTGCACGTCGGTCGGCACAGGCTGTCAGTATGGGGGCAATCCGAGTTTTATCTCTACTAATTCAGCCAGCGCGGATTTTCTGAAAATTCCGTCCAACTCTCCTGCGGTAAATCAGGGCACCGATCTCGGCTTCAATTACAGTCACGATATAATCAACACCGCGAGGCCGCAGCCCGTGGGCGGTGCATGGGACATCGGGGCCTATGAGTATTTGGGAACCGCACCGCCCGTGGGCACAACGCTAGTGGCGCAGTACGGCTTCAACGAGGCCGCAGGCAATCCGCAGGATACCAGCGGTAACGGCAATCACGTTACTACTGTTGGCACGGGGATCACGCATACCACGTCAGGATGCAAGTATGGTAACTGCATGACTTTCACAGGGGCGGGCGGCTTGACCGTGAATGCATCGGCGTCATTGTCGCTGTCTCAGTTTACGATAGAGGCGTGGGTTAAGCCGACGATTACGCCAAACGATACATTCGTCTCTATCGTGTCGCACGGCAACAGTGGACGTTATTGGCTGTTCTCATCCACGATGACGTATCTATGCGCGGGGAGTGAGCCGGTGGGCGGTTTCACGTCCGATGCGGGGCCAAACTATTATGCCTGCGATACCTCGCAATTGGCGCAGGATGTATGGGCACATATAGCCGTTACTTATGATGGCACGGATGTTAAATTTTATCGCGACGGTAGTCTTGTGAGTAGTGCCGTACCCAGCAGCTCAGTGAGCGGGGCAGAGGACAGCATAATTATAGGGTCGAGCATCTATAATGAGCACTTCACTGGCCTGATAGACGACCTGCGCATCTGGAGCGGCGCGCGCACGGCGGCGGAAATTGCCGTGGACCGTGACACCCCGGCAGGCTCGGCCAACTACATCAAGGTGGCGCCTGCCACGGAGTTGAAGATAGGCGCGGCCACGCTGCGCAAAAGGGGGAATTAGCCATGTTTGCAATTTTCTTATTGGCGATAACGCTGATATGGCAGGACAACTCCTATGACGAATTGGGTTTCAACATAGAGAAAACGATTTCGGGTAACTGCACAGACGGCTTTTACGAAGTCTTACAGGTGGGCGTGGACGTGACGTCATGGACGGACGATTTGTCGCAGCCGGGCGACTGCTACCGTGTGAATGCGTTTAACAGTGACGGGACGAGCGCCTATAGCAACACGGCGCAGATACCGCTGCCGTCGCCACCGCCGTCGTGTCATGGCAAGGGCAAGAAGTGCCAATGAAGTGTCCGCATTGCCACCATACTGTCTGGTTGAAATGCCGCCTGTGCAAGCACGCGCTGGGCGAGGAGAACGCGACAGGATTGTGCAGGCGGTGCGTGTGCAAGGTGCGCAATATCGACCCGGCAATGATCGAGAAGATGCAGAAGGCGAAGCACGACAAGCATGAGCCTAAGTGGCTAAAAGATTTTGCGGCGACGGTGAATGTATAATGGCGGACGGCGATGGCGACAAGAGCACGGTTAGCCTTGCTACAAAGCTCGGCACGCTTTCGATGGCAGGGAAGGACGCCCTCGGTATTGCGCTGCTGATTGTGATGCTGGCGTTAGGCGGATTGACAATTTATGAGCATATCGAACGGAGCAAGGAACATGACGTTATTGCGTGCCAGCTGAAGCTCACGCTGTATATGCAGACTCAACCGATAGATAAACCGATTGATTGGAAACGGATGCCGATAGACACATTCGAGTGCGTGCCGCGCTTCCTTTACGAGCGAGATCAGACAGTTAGATGACATTACCTATGAGTTTCTTTAACTTTAACAGGTCTACCGCGCCAGTATCTTCGCTTCCTGCGATTATTGGCTTGCTCTTTATAGGTGGCCCAGCGGCAATTCATCGGCCATTGATTAGTTTCGCATTCTTCGCACTTGCCGCAGCTATAATGGCCGTCATTGTCTTTGCGGTCGAGGGTATATCGTGGTGGACGGGGCGGCATTGGCCCCATATCTTCGATAAAGGCAGGAAAACTATTGCGCCATCGGCTGCACATGCGGACGCCTCTGGCACCGTAGTCTTTGTACGATATATCGGTTGGTCTATAGCATCGGCCCTTTGCGCTGTTCCAAGAGTTCCATTCAGGCTGTCCCCAGAAACCGTGCGTTCTCGTTATGCCGTCCAGTTCTCCGTTTCTCCATTGCTTAAACAATCGCGCAGACGACACTTCGTTTTTGAGACAGCCGCAGCTTTGGCTCTGGCCCGATTTCAGTTGATTGCCGTAAGCAGGGCCTTCCGTACCGCAATCGCATTTGCACCACCAACGCCATTGCCAACCTATGCGATCATGGAGTCGCAAGACTGTTCGTCTACCGAATTTTTTACCAGTGAGATCGGCGCAGTCATGCTTTTTATGGCGTTTCATTTTAAGGAATTGGTTAGAAACACGGATGGAATGCGCGAAGAGCTGATATTGGCGACACGCAAGCTGGCACTGCTTGAAGGTAATTTAGTTGGGCGTGCAGAGCAGAAAGACGAAGCGGCGGGCTTAAAAAAGGAGAATAAAATTGAGCCAAAATGAAGCCGTGCTATGGCTGGCTGCCATGTTGCTCGCCATCGTGTTGTCATCCACTGGCTGCGGCGCGTCGTGGTTTAGCGCAAATACAACTGCGGTTTATCGTGTCACCACTACGACAAAGGACGGTAGCGTTGTCACGAAAGAAGTTACGTATGATTCATCGAAGAACCAACAGGGCATGGATGTATTCGTTAAAGAAAAAGACGGCCAGCCGACCGAGGTTGAGCTTCACGTTGATAAAAGTGCAACAGCCGAGTCGGCGATAGCGGCGGCATCCGCGGCACTAGCGAAAATGGTAGACGTGCTCAATACGCTTATCCCATTATTGGCGCAGGCGGCAAAGGCGGGGAGCTAACATTTATGTACCGGCTCTATATTACTCCATCGCTCGGCACCGGCAGCGATGAAGACCGCTGGCGCCCGGCGTATTTCGACGGTGTTGCTAAGGCGGCGATGTACTACGGCGGGCAAATGCTTTTTCTGGTTGCCGCCGATCTCACCCCGGCTCAAGACGCCGCCATCATCGCCAACGCCGATGTGATCGTTTTTCCGTTCGATCTCTCGACAACGATAGGCGGCGCCAATCTGCAAAACGCGCGTAACGCGCTAGAAGCGGCACTAATACCCGCACAGTGGGTTAACGCTACCGACACATGGCTTCACGTCGCGCGCATGGTCGGCGGCATGTTCCAGTATATGCAGCGCCTTTGGTACTATCTGCCGACGCTTTTAGTCGATAGCAGCGCCAAATTAAATACTCAGTGGTCGTCAATCCCCGTTGATCCGTATCAGACGGCAATTCTTGCCGCCGCCGCTTCGCTCAACTATACGATTAACCCCGCGCCGAACGATCAGCTGCGAGTTATTTTAGAAAGTCTTGCAGGTCAGTGGGGAAACAAACCGTTTCAGCTGGGGCCGTACATTTTCTAATGACGACATCGAGCGACAACTTTAACCGTCCCAGCAACACCGATCTCGGAGCGGCCTGGGATATTTATGCGGGGCTGACTGGCTGTCAGATTGTCAACAACATCGAGGTTGCAGCCTCTGGCGTCAACGCGACGTCGGAGGAATATTACAACGCCTTCGTTCCCGGCAACGATCAGTTTGCGCAGGTCACAATCACCGCCTTCGCAAGCGCGGTTTACGAGGATATCGGGGTCGGTATGCGCTCCGATATTCCGGCCAATGGACGCTTTTTCTATCAGGCGTTGGCCGAACTGAATAACGGCACGCAGACTAGTGAGCTGATAGTGCGCTCGTCGGGCGGTACGGTGACGTTATCCACCGACATCAATAACCCATGGTCGGTTTCAGACGTGCTCGCCATTACGGCGAACAGCACCACAATCAGTGTGTATCGCAACGGTTCGATCATTTCGCCGCTGACGGTTACCGATAGCACGCTCACAGCCGGAGGCGGCTCGATTCGGATAAAGAACAGCACCGGGGGCAATCTTGAGGATGTGAAATTAGACAATTTTACTGTAGGGGATTATGCCGATTGGGTGGGCGCGCCGACGACGCCGGCCATCAACACGCAATGGAACGGCGTCATTCAGCGGATATGAGGTAAAAAGTGCCAACCATCTTACCACTTGCATTATACCCGGCCGGGACGATGGAGATCCCCGTCACCCACGTCACGCCAAACCCTGTAGGCTACATCACTGTCTATTTCGACATCACGTCAATCGTTGCGGATGGAATGGGGGATAGGGTCATCAGCGGTAACGTGGATATTTCTTTTGACGGAGGCAATACGTGGGAAGCACTAATTGCCGCAGGTGATTGGTTTACGGGTGGACCACCGGGGCCGCGAGCTGGACCGCCGCCATACATCAGTAATATCGGGATAGAACTGAAGCAGCCGGGAAACAACCTGCGCCGTATCAGAGGCAATTTTACTCTCAGCCACGCCATGACAATTGGGGTGACTACGGAGTTTGTCAATTACAACTAATGGCTAATCCGGTATTTATACAGCAAGCTCCCGCCGAGCCTATACCTGGACCTACTACAGGGGGCACGATTGCGGTCGCCTACACGACATTCAACCTCACGGCGGGTAGCGTGCTGGCTGCCATCGCAACGTGGGGCGCGGTGGACTGTACGCCGACCTGCGCCGACCCGACCAACGGCGCGTGGAGTGCTGGACCGAAATTATGGGACTCAACCAATTCACAGGGCTTTGCACTTTTTTATAAAGCGAACAACACGTCCACCGCCAAGCCTACGGTTACAGTGACCCTGACGGGGGGAACTGACAAAACATATCGAGGCATTCATATCTCGGAGATAGGTCCTGCTGATACAACGCAACCCGACGTGGCTGCGCCAGCTTGGCGAACGCAAGACTCACCGGCAACCACGACAGACCTAGTGGCGAGCAATGCCATCGTGCCCGTCACCGACAACGCGCTCATTTACGGCGCAACGTGTGACGACAACGGCGTGGCGCAAGCGGTGGCTGGAACCGGGTACAATAGCCGAGCCTCGTGGACAACCTATGTCCCAGCGCGGGTGGAAGACAAGACGCTGGCCAGTCACGCTTCGACTACGGCGACATTCACGGCGGGCAATACCGGCACGAGGGCCAATACCGGGGTCATGGCGTTTAGGCCAGTTGCAGGGGCACCCGTGACTGGTGGCAACGCTGTGCCGATCCTAATGGAACTACGGAGAGGACTCAGGTGAATTTTCTAAGGCAATCGACATCCGCCACCGTAATGGTTGGGCCGTATGTGAGCAGTGACGGCATAGCGGTTACGGGGCTGTCGCTGACACAATCAACCTTCATGCTCTCCAAAAATGGCGCGGCATTCATAGCCAAGAATGAAACAACCGCTGGCTCGCATAGAATCCTGGGCTACTATTCGGCTGAACTAAACGACACGGACACCAACGGCGCAGGGCGGTTGCTCATTGTGTCGTCTGCGGCGGCCGCGTTGCCTGTCTGGATGCACTTCACTGTACTCCCACAACCGCAGTTCGATTTTTATATATCGCCCGGCAGCTCGGCACTGATGGACATGCGCAATGCGTCGATGTTCGGCGTGGATATGTCCAGCATTTCGCCTGTAGGTACACGTGCGCCTGTGAATGCACTTCGAACACTGCGCAACCGGGTGACGACGAGCGGTGGGGTCATGGGCGTTTACGCAGAGAACGACAGCACGGTAGTTTGGTCGGCAACTTTAACGACAAACTCTAGCGGCGACCCGATAGTCGAAATTGACCCGGCGGGCTAAAGCATGGCTGTAAACGGACTACAGTTCCCTAAAAATAACGGCACAGCCCAGGCAACGCCGATGACGGCCATCTCGTTTTTAAATCCAGAGGACAATGGCCTGCCGATATGGGGGCCGAGCAATGCGGGCGTGACGGTAGTGCGAAAGATTTACGCCCAATCCCAAACCGCAGCCGCCAACGGGACTTATTATTGTGCACAGTTCTGGTGGTCAACTGCGGGAGTATCGTTCTGGTGGAACGGGGGGAACCCTGACACATACTGGGGAATGCACCCGTATCCGCCTACCAATACGGTAGCTGCTTGGAATTGGGAGATTGCAACAGCGACTGGCGGCGATTTTGACGATAACATCAATGGTGCTCCATATACGTTTGTCCCAAACGCCTGGTACGTCCAGGGCATGCGCGTCACGCGCAATGGCGATGCAACTAAGACGCTGCGCTTCTACCCGGAATTGCCAAGTGTGGATAACGACCATGTAATCCAATACGTCAACGCTGCCGGTTTTGGCGAAAGCTACCCGACCAACACCGCCTTGACCATCGGGGATTCTCCGTGGTGGGCAGAGGGGGGATTGCAGCATGAAACGTTCGCGGGAATTCTCGGCCCGATCAAGATTTTCGATAAGGTGCTGAGCGAGGCCGATATGCTATCTGAGGCCGCAGACTTCACGCAGCTTGCGACCGTGGACGGTGCGGCTCATATCTGGTGGGGCAAGACGAGCTTCGATACCGTGGATGATCTGACTTGTGATTTCGGTACGGGCAGGTCGTTTGTCTGGTTCGATGCAGGCTACAAGGCGACATTGGCAGTGATAGAAGCAGATGCACCGACAACAACAGGCGCGCGGCGTGTAGTGTACTGGGGAGCGACGTGAGGTAAATAATGGCAAGTGGAATCACAATTCCTGCAACGGGGCCTGGCGCAATTGCGCCACTAGTTGCTACCGAATCGCACGGCGTAGCGGGCCACTTTCAGTATTTCAAACTGATTGACGGCAATGTCGGTTCGCTCACGCCGATTAGCAGCGCCAATCCGTTTCCTATCCAGACACTAGGCACGCAGACCATTATCGGCTCGGTGGCAATTTCG